AAATCGCCAGCAAGTAAACCATGGCCCTCCAAGCCTACGATTCGGACCTGCCGGACGAGCTGCAGGGGCGCACGTCTTCGGATGACGGAGACGCTGTGCAGGACCTGGAGACGCTGCAGCGCGAGCAGGAGAAGCGCGAGAACAGGCTGAACGACATCAGCACCGCCGTGCTTCGCCTGCGTGAGGATGCGGTGCGAGCGCGGCGCGAATCAGGCATCGAACAGATCTGGGCCGATTGCGAGGACGCCTACCTGGGCATTGACGACCTGAACCGGCCCGCCGAGCGCGGCCGCTGGTCGAAACCGACGAGCATGGTGGGCCCGGTCACCAAGGACACCGGCCGCCAGGAGAACCGCAAGTCCACGGCTTTCGTGCGGCTCACGGCGCGGTACGTCGACATGGGCGCGGCCAAGATCAGCGAGATCATCCTACCGATCGACGACAAGGCGTTCAGCTTCGGGCCGACGCCGGTCCCTGAACTGGCTGAAAAAGTGGAAGACGCCACGCCAGTTGCAGGGCCTGACGGCCAGGCGCTGATGCGCCAGCAGACCGAGGATGAGGCGGCGCAGGCCGCCCAGCAGGCCCAGGCCATTCCTGGCCAGCCGCAAACACCTGTCGCCCAGGCGGTCCAGGTCACAGTGGGCGACCTGGCCAAGCGCCAGATGGAGAAGGCCAAGCAAAGCGCGGAGAAGGCGGAAAAGAGAATCTACGACTGGATGGTGGAAAGCCGCTACCCGATGCAGATGCGCAAAGTCCTGTTCGACGCCGCGCGCATCGGTGTCGGCATCCTCAAGGGCCCGTATCCCGAGAACCGCCGGGGGCAGAAGTTCAGCATCGAGAACGGTGAGGCCATGCTGACGCTGGTCAACCGCGTGGCCCCGGCCTGCAAGTGGATCAACCCATGGAATTTCTTCCCTCACCGCGCTTGCGGCGAGGATGTGCACACCGGGGACGGGGTCTTCGAGTACGACACCATCAGCGAGGCCACGCTGCGCGGGCTCAAGGAAGCCCAGGACGAGCTGGGCAAGCGCATCTACATCGGCAGCCAGATCGACAAGGTCATCGAAGAGGGGCCGCAGCGCCAAAAGGAATTCGACGGTCGCAACCCAGCCGAGACCAACAACACGGAGCGCAATGGCCAGTACGGCATCTGGTACTTCACGGGCACGCTCAAGCGTTCGGACTTCCTGAGTTGCGAGCCCTCCATCGGTGACGACGATCTGCCTGATGCCCTGCAGCACATCAACTGCATCATCACCATGGTCAATGACTGCGTGATCGGCGCCACGCTGAACCCGCTGGACACCGGGAGCTTCCCCTACCAGGTCTTCCAGTGGAGCCGCCGCGCCGGGTACTGGGCTGGGGTCGGGGTCGCTGAGCAGGTGGCGCTCCCGCAGCAGATCGTCAACGCCGGCACTCGGCGCCTGCTGGACAACGCCGGCATCAGCAGCGGCGCGCAGATCGCCGTGCGCCGGGACGGCATCGTCCCGGCCGACGGCAACTGGACGATCACGCCGGACAAGCTGTGGTTCATGACGGATGAGGCTGGCAGCGATGACATCCGCAAGGTGTTCATGTCCGTGGAGTTCCCGAACCTGGGCACGCAGATCATGGCGATCATCCAGTACGGCTTCAAACTGGCCGAGGAGGCCAGCAACATCCCGTTGATCAGCCAGGGCCAGACCGGCCCCCAGGACCCGCAGACCTTCGGCCAAGCCGAGCTGCAGAACAACAACGCCAACAGCCTGCTGCGCAACATCGCCTACAACGTCGACGACTGCATCACCGAGCCCTTTGTCAACCGGTGCTACGAGTGGCTGCTGATGGATCCCTCGGTGCCCGAGGACGAGAAGGGCGATTTCGAGATCAACGCCCGCGGCAGCATCGCCATGGTGGAGAAGGCGATCCAGGAACAGACCTTGGCCATGCTGGGCGCGATGACGCTGAATCCGGCCTACGGCATGGACCCGAAGCGCTGGGCCGAGGAGTTTGTCCGCGTAAAGCGCATGGACCCGTCGAGGCTTAAGTACACGGAGGACGAGCTGAAGAAGATGGCCAGTCAACCGCCGCCGGAAGCACCGGCCGTCACCGCTGCCAAGATCCGCGCCGCCAGCTCCGAGAAGATCGCCCAGGCCCGCGACCAGGTCACGATGCAGAAGTCCAAGATGGACACCGACCGCGACACGGCGTATACGCAGTCCCTGGAGCGGCGTGACGCCACGATGGCGGCGAACCGGCGCGAGGAACTGGCGATCAAGCGCGAGATCGCCTACCTCACGCTGCAGATCAACAAGGGCATCAGCGTGGACACCAACAAGACAAAGCTGGCGGATACCGTCATGAAGCTGCAGACTACCAAGCAGTTGGCGATGAACGGCGCGCGCGCGGCCAGCATGCCGACACCTCCCGTCGAGCCCCCGGGCCGCGCGCCTGCCGGCCAGTCTTTCCAGAGGTAAGGCGACATGATCGAGGAATTCATCGGCCGCACCTTCGCGGCGCGCAACATCGCGCACGTCGCCCACCTGGGAACGAAGAGCTACGCCGACCACAAGGCCCTGGGCCATTTCTATGAGGACTTGGTCCCGGCTGTCGATGCCGTGGCTGAGTGCTACCAGGGCCACTTCGGCCCCATTGGTGAGATCGAGATCGCGCACGGCGAGCACGACAACATCGCCGCCTACCTGCGCGAGGAGGCCGACTGGATCGAGGCCAACCGCGACGAGATCGCCGGAGACAGCCCGCACGTCGCCAACTTGGTGGACGCCGTGACGGCGATCTACACGCGCTGCGTTTATCGTCTGGAGAACCTGTCGTGATGCAGCAGCCCATCAACGCCCCGAAGCCGCAGTTCCGTCTCAAGCAGCACGAGCTCGGCTCTGAGGTCTGGATCAGCCTGGAGCGCCACCTGACCGATCGCCTGCAGACGCTGCGCCAGCAGAACGACGCCAACCAGACAGACGAGTCGACCGCCTACCTACGCGGCCGTATCGCAGAAATCAAGGCCTTGCTGAACCTCGGCAAGGACCAACCGAATCCGTCGCCCGGCGCATAGCCGCACGACAGTCGTGGCAGCCCACGGGAATCCAATTCCGCCGGCTGCTGATCCCGCGAGACCCCGAAAGGGTCTTGAATCATTGGAGCCAAAAGCATGGAGAAAGAGTTGGAAGCTGGCCAGCAGGAGCTGGTCGACGAAGGACGACAGGAACAGCAGACGCAAGACGAAGGCATGGACGCCGACTTCGATAGCGGCTTTGCAGGCACTCCCACGGAAACGCCGGAGAAGCCAGCAGCCAGCAGCGCAGAAGGTGCCCAGGCCCAGGAATCCACCGCAGCCACCGAGAACCAGGCACAACCTGGCGCGCAGCCCACGGAAACGCCGGCCGCGCCCAAGTACGCGCAGATCACCGAAACCGAGTTCGTCGCGCTCAAGGCTTTGCCGCAGCGCCTGGACCAGGCCTTCGGCAAGATCGGTGGTGTCGAACGCATCATGCAGACCCTGCAGACGCAGCAGAGCCGGCAGCCGTCAGGCGAGCCGCTGAAGCTGTCGGAAGCCGATTTCGCCGAACTCAAGACCGAGTACCCGGAACTGGCAGACCTGCACATCAAGGGCATGCAGCGCGTTCTGGAGCGCATCAACATCCCGGGCGCAGACCCGCAGGCCATCGACAAGGTGGTCGGCGAGCGAACGGCCGCGGTGCGCACCGAGCTCGTGGATTCGCGTCTCGATGAGATCGTGGACGGCGACTGGCGCCAGGAAGTCAAAACGCCCAAGTTCAAGGACTGGATTTCGAGCCAGCCCGAGGATGTTCAGGCGCTTGGCGAATCCGATAGCCTGCGCGACGCCGCGACCCTCTTGCGCAAGTTCAGGTCCTTCCGAGACACGCCGCCGCCGGCAACAGCCCAGCCCACCACCCAAGCCGCAACCTCCAATGTGAAGAGTCGCGCGATCGCAGCCGCCGTGCCCCCCCGGGGCAATCAAGCGGTATCCAGTCGGCCCACCGAGGACGACGAGTTCGATGCCGGATTCCGGTCCGGATAACCCAAACTGCCACGACCGACAGGGCCAGCCAGAGTGCTGGCCTTTTTGTTGGCGAGGCCAATCCACTAGGAGTTAGATATGACGATGCAAACCTTCGGCTTGACCGCAGGCCGGATCAACAAGTACAAGGGCCAGATCCTGGCCCATGCGGTGCCCATGGAAGTT